GTAGCCGCTGGCAATGTTGGGAATGCAGCCTGCACAATAGCCTTCGCCCTTGTCACAGGAACCGCACCCGCAGCGGATTGCATTACGATGTCAACAAGCGATGTAATCTGCGCACCATTCAAAGCTGTAGCAGCGACATCTGCAGTAGTACCTGTTGCGTCCGCATCGGTTACGACAGATGCCTGTTCTGCTACAAGTGGTGTGTTTGGTATAATCTCAAAAGATACACCCGGCATTTGATTACTCAATAGTTCCGTGATGCTCTTATCGATTAGCGTTTGATATGGCTCAATGACTTGCTTGTTGAATATTTCAAGTCCCGTTGTCATTTCATCTTTGTTACTACCGAAGCCTGATGTTTCGCGTATACCAAAAAGAAGTGGCGTAGTAACACGGTGTGCGGTGATTATCTTTTGCGTTGCGGTTGTATCCATTAATTGGTACTGCTTGTCCGCATCATTAACTGGGAATGGTGTAATCTCAGTCTTTGGTTGATCGCGCTCGTTAAAGAACATTACCACCTTACCTGCATTACGCGCACCACTCATCTTATTCTCCCAGTCCATCATCATTTGCTGCTTCTGTTCGGGCGTTGCTTGGCCGTTGTAGAAGTTGATAATGGTTGAAGGAAATAAACCGTTTGAGATGAATTCGGGCGTGTTTTTTTTCTTACGTGTGTTGCTCCAGTCGTAGCTGTGAAATATACCTATCTCGCTATCATCATCTTGGTTAACTGCAATACGGCATTCTTCAAATGGTATCGGGTTTAGCTTGCTAATTACCGTGCGATCATTAGACCAAATGACTTCAATAAAGAAACCACCAAACAACTTCAAGTCGTGTGCGGCTGCATACGTCAAAGTGTTTACATCGAGTGCGTCAAGTTCCGCTTGATATTGTTCTGACTTGATACCCTTCCCGGCTATCATATCACCAATGGCAACGACAAGGCTACCATGTACAGGTGATTCATGCGCAAGGTCGCGCAGGTATTGTGGGAAGTCGTTTTGGTCACCGTAGTTAACCCAACCTTTGCGGTCTACTTTTTCAGCATCAGACTTAGCTACATATTCACTAAGCTTCAAGCTAACTATATTCGATTCTTTATGCTCCATAGATAATGTCATTTGATATTACTTCGCTAGGTACATCATAGAACTGCTCGTTATCGGTCAACACAACGTAGCCACGTTGTACAACACCCACAACACTACCATTCGTAGGGTTAATATTGCTAGAACTATTTTGTCCATATACCACATAGCGATATCGCCCCGCTAAGGTAAGACCTACGGTCGTTACTGTGAGCTGCGTAATGCGCACATTTTCCAACACTATGGTTGCAACCTGCGCAAGTTCTTCGCCCGTTGTGCTATTCTCTTCGTGTGTGATTATGATAAGATAGTGAGTGAACGCAGTAGCGTAGTACTGGCGTGCCTCGTCTAATGAAAGAAAGACGGTTTGATTCGCTGTGTTGGTAGTTAGATAGATCATGCTTATTTATTTAAAAAGGGGCAGCACAAGCACCGCCCCCTTTACACACAATGAATACAAAAACAACAAGACAAAGTCTTAGTAAGCAGGGCTTACAGTAATACTTGGAAAGTTGTCAAATGGTACAGAGGTAAACGGCTCAAGGTGTACAGCAGGTGAAAGTTCTTCAGCAACTGTTGTAACTTGGTAACCCATCAAATCCGCCTTCTGTGCACCTGATTGTACAGTACCTGCAGTAAGCTGTGAGCCTTCGCCCGCACCTACCAACAAGATTTGGTCATCATTGGTACGTACAAATACAATCATTTTAGCCTTTGCTACATTCAAGAATTCGTTACGCATATCTTGGTTGAGCTTACCAAAAGTCCAACCCACTTCTTGAGAAAAGTAAAGTGTACCTGTTTCCAAGTTTTTGTTTACTGTCTCAATGTAAGAACCGCTATTGCGGAATGGAACGTAGCGGTAGATAGTAGCCGTAGGCAATCCGTCTACTTCGCCATTAGTACCACCATAAGTGATACCACTTTCGAAGTCTTCGTAGTTAGCAATCAAGACTTCTTTAACACCTCCGATACCTTCAAGGCATCCGAGTGTAAAACCTGTAGTTAATTCACAAGCCATAGCTATGTATATTTTAAAGAGTTTAAAGGGGGCTATTACACCCCCTTTGTTATTTTAATTATGCGCCCCAGTAGGTGATGTCTTCACCAACTGCAATCTGTGCGCCCAAGTAGAAGCGTGCACCGTAGCGTACGTTCTGTGATCCATCCAAGTTCTGCATATCCAAGATGAACACTTCGTTCATTTGGTTCTCCTGCCATGTACCCAACATAAGGTTGCTAGGTTGTGAGAAGATGATGTTGTTAGCAGTCATACCCGGACATACATAGATTTCGTACATACCTACGAAACGCTTAGATACTTCAGGACCACCTGTCAAGTACCAACCATTGCCATCGGCAATTTGCGCTTGCATATAGGCTTCCCATGCAGCCTGTCCCATGTAAAGCGCAGGCTTTTCAGCAGCACCTTTAACAGCAGCAGGAGCTGTGTTGATTACGTCCCAAATGGTTGCAATGATGTTAGCAGAAGTCAATGCACCTGAACCTGCAGATACAGCACCTGAACCTACTGCCTTAATCAAAGTTTCGAAACCATCGTATTGACCGGCTGTTGCGTTAACACCTGACCACATGATAGTCTCGTTAGCTGCAGCGATACCACCTACCAAACGGCCAATGATAGCATCTTGGATTTGGGTGTTTACACGGCCGCTCATTACATCTGCAGTAGTCCAGTCAATGAAGAAGTCCTTCTTACAGATTTGGCGTTGCACTTGGAATTCTTCCAAGGTCAAGATGCGCTCAGTCAAAGTGATTGTTCCAGTTGGAGTGAAATCACAAGTTCCTGCAGCGAAGCTTACAGTATCATCAATTTTACGTACTACTGATTTGTAAGGTACGTTAGGCTTCATTGTCACGTACTGTGCAGAAACGTTTGACAATAGTGCCTTTGCTACGATTTCACCAGCTAATTCACCTGCATAGGTGGTGGTGAGTGAAGTTGTTGTTGGCATTTTTAAATAAAATTATGAGGTGAATTATTTACTTTGTTTGGCACGTAGACCTTCCATGAAGTCGCTGAATGAGTTACCATTCGATGCAACCACGGGTGCTACATTCTTTTTAAATTCTTGTGACTTTACAGAAGGCACAGCAGGAGCTTTCTTAACTGAAGCAAGTTCAGCTTTTACGGCTTCGGCATCCTTCTTAGCGTTTTCTACTGCAGCAGCTAGTTCAGTTTTTTCAACTTCTAGTGCAGCAATGCGTTCAGACAATTGACCTATTACGGCAACGAGGTCTTCGCTGCTCATTTCAGTAGATTGTTCTTCTCTTTCGATTTCTGCTACCATTCCGTCTTCGCCTACGTAGACTTTGGTAACACCGTCTTCTAGCAAGTATTCTCCTGCAGGTACTGGAACTGGGTTGCCATCGGCATCTAGTGTGAAGATGTCAACACCTACTACCCACTCATCAGCTGTTGAGTAGATTTTAGTACCATCAGCAAGCGTGCCTTCTACGGCAAACTTTACTTCGGTAGCTGCTTCAGTTGTTTCTTCTTCAAACTTGATACCTAGTGCAGATGGTTCAATGCCGTACTTTGTGAAGACTGCTTTGATTTGATTTTTGATATCTGACATTTTTGGTAATTTTGGTATAGTAGACAAAACCGCGTTTTGTTGCACGCGCCAAATTGATTACCTTAGCGACTGTAAAAAATTACATACATTATGACTACCAAACTTCCATTGCCCATGAACACTAAGATTAGTGTTAGGCTAAATGACAAACAACTTAAGACTGTGCAAAAGGCGGCGAAAGCTCACAAGATGAATCTAGCCGAATATGTAAGAGCGTGTATACTGTAAAGTGGTAAACTGTGTCAAAAAAAGAAGGCCCTCGTTTGGGCCTTTCTTTTTAATCTTAAATACCTAAATACTTTCGGTTACACTAACCGGTGCGAATATATCAATAAAATGATTCCATGCCCGTTTCTAAACTCAACCATTTTCCCGTGCTTTCATTCTTGCCATTAGCCGGTAAGAACTCCATGTATGCAAGTAGCTTTGCTTCTTCAGTTAAGGACGGATTGAATGTAAGTGTGCGGTTAATGATGTTGTACGTGTTCTCACCACCTGCCTGCAAGTTTAGCGTGCTATCTTCAGTTGGATTCTGTCCGATGTCAATAGTGCTACCGTACACGTTCATAGTTGTGGGCGTGGTGCGTTCACCGTTATACAGTCGATACATCTGCTTATATCCACCGTACGTTTGACCAAATGAATTGATAAGCACTTTGTAATTGAAAGTGTTTGCATCAATGCCGTTAATGTACATCGTGCTTTTCACTTGCGTATCATTCAACTTTTCGATGTCCATAGCAATCGATGTAATGTGCGTTTCACCCTTCACCGCTACGATAGGGAATACCCAGCGACAGTTCCAAATCATTTCTGCTTCTGTCATGTTAGCAAGCTTTAAAAATTCAGCTTTGCGCAGTCTACGCTTTGGCGTAATCGCACCACGACTTGTCCACTTTACAACCGTCTTGCCTGTTGCATCCTTACATAGTAGACGTGACT